GTAATAGGAATTCTATCTCTTATGTAAATAGTACCTATTGTAAACTCATTTCCGGTTTCATCTTCCCCAGCAACTTGTGCCCCAATAGTAAATCTTGTACCTTGTTCAGATAACAATTCACGATTTGTAATATTAGCTCTAAACGGTATTAAATCGATATCTAAATCTCCTAAAATTGATAATTCAAATTCAAATGCATTTACATTTGATGTCATTTCAATCAAATCATCTGGCCCATTATTTTCAAGAACTGTCGCTTCCCCTATTCCTGGAGTAGTATTAATGTTCTGTCTGTTACTAGACTGATTAAAAATTTGTAAAGTATACGTTTTACCATGTGTTCTACCTGACTCGGTATTTGTACCTGTACCTGTCTCGGTAACTGTACCTCCAGGATCTACATTTACAGGTGGATTATTAGGACCGGGTAATTCTGTAAATGGAAGTTTATTGGGATCAAAAGGAGTTACATTATAACCAGTTAATACTCCTGCAGCCTTATCTACTTCTGTAATTAAATCGTTTAAAATTTTATTTCCTAAAGTACCACCAGTAAAACTTCCGTTAATAGTCCTCGTTGCTACACTAGCTAATACTAACTGATTATTCAGAACAGACATTATTGGGCTACTACTATCATTTTCCCTGAAACTAGTGAACCATTGAATATCAACTTTTTCTCCTCCACCAGCCCGGTTAAATCCAGGCACCCATCTAACTTGACTAAATAAATCACCTGTTGGCTTATTATAATCAAAAGTAAGACCAGTTAATTTTAATATAGAGGTTGTTTCATCTTGATTAGTAGCAAATGCAAAAGAAGGGTCTTGAATACGGTATGTGTATTCGTTAGTATATGTGACAGTGGTGCCTCCAGTGTAGCTGACTTTATAATTTAATTTACTATTAGGTATTTCTTCAATTAGCTCACTCGGGTACGTTTTTAATATTTCGATTTCTTTAGGTAAATCTTCATCTAAAAGAAAAATGGTAAAATCCATAGTTTCATCATACACAAGATTCCAACTTGACGATCTTCCAATTATAGTTCTTTCTATTATTTCATTATCCCGAGTTATAAACAATATCTTTTCATTATCTATCGGTTCTCTTGCTGATGGAGGATGTGCAGCTACCAATACATGTCTAGGGGTTATTGCAACTCCATGTGTTTTTTTATTATACTTACCGGCTTTTTTACCTATAAAATAAGGGCTGATACCAGTTATACCTTCAATACCACTTCCCCAAAATTCAGGATTTCTTATTAGATTTAACTTACTAATATCATTTTGATTATTTGAAAAATTTACTCCTGAATTAACATAATTGTTATAATCAAGAAATATATCCTTACTAGCTTCTGGCGATTTATCTTTAATTAAATCCTGTATTTCTTTAGTACTTTTATTGAATAATTCCTGTAGAGGGTTCTCATCACCGTCAGTTCCAACACTAGGCGGAGGGATTTCATAATCATCAGTACTAAAAACTACACCACCTGCTATCCTGTCTTCCCTCTCTTTTCTTAAATCTTCTAAAGCCTTTAATCTTTTAGCTTCATCTTTTTCTTCTTTTTCTAAACGTTCTTGTTCTGCTAGTCTAGCCTCTTCTTCTTCTATCTCTTTTAACCTTTTTTCTTCAGCAGCTAGCTCCGCAGCTTCTTGCGCAGCTAGTTGTTCGGCTAATTCTTTAGCTTCTTGCTCAGCTAATTCTCTAGCTTGTCGAGCAGCTAATTCTCTAAGACGTTCATCTTCTTGACGTTTAGTTTCTTCTTGCGCAGCACGCTGGCTCTCTAAATATTCTTCCTCAGTTTTATCAGTTGGAAGCACGCCTGGATCTAATTTAATCTCTACTTCAGGATCATTAGGATCAGTTGAAAAAGTTGCATCAGGGTATTGTGGAAGTACACCTGGATCTAATTTAATTTCTACTTCAGGGTCATTAGGATCAGTTGAAAAAGTTGCATCAGGCGCGCCATGAGTTTGCTTTTGATGGGTTCGTCCACTACTATCTTTTTGATCCTCAAATAATTCTAGCTGCTCGCTAAGACTTAAATTTTCATCTACAACAAAATTTGGCTGTAAAGGATCACTTTGATCTTGAAATTGAATTTCAAAAGAAATACTTCCATCTCCATCTGCTAATAAATTAAGTTCTCTTTGAACATATATAATAAACAGCTCACCTTCTTGACTTACAGATGTTGTACCTTGAGTAACTAAAAAAGGCTCACCTGTATAGCCTGTATCAGCATTTAAATCATATATATAAAAATCTAAAGTACCGATATAATTTGCATTAACTTCAATATCTCGAACATATATGACACCAGCGCCATTAGCAGCATTAGCAGGGCTATCTACCTGAATTGCTATATCACTTATTTGCTGTAATTGTGAAAGCGACATTATACTTCAATATTATTAACTGTATTAAATACAGTATTGGGATTAACAGAAAGGGCCGGAGTAATTACTGTTTCAGTTAATACGTCACTACCTTCATAACCCTCAACATTGAAATTACGTAAGAAGAAATTTTTAGCAGATAAGCCTGTATTGGTAGTTGAAACAGGAGTAGTAAATGAAAATCCACAATAGATATTATCTAAATTATTAAAATTAACTAATCTTGGTTCGATATTAATTGTTGTCAGTAAAGTATAATTTGTTGTATTATCTTCTCTAAAATCAATATGTATTTTTTGACCTAAATTAACATATCTAAATCTCAAAGCTCTAAAGCTATTAGTTGATAAAGAACTAAAAACACTAGACATAGTCGATAGCGGAGAGTTAGCTCTTACGTTATGCAAAACATCTCTAACTATTAAACTCTCTCTATTTATTAAATGTGGTCCTACACCAGGTCTATCATCTCTACCAGATAAAGCATACATACCAGTAGAATCAAAAGCTACTTTTACTAAGCTACCGCTTAAAACACCTCCCTCAAGTAGAATAGTTGAGTCGCTTTCTGTTTTCAACGATACAGGGTCTTCAGTAAGTAAAGCGTGAGCAGATAGAATAAACTCTGGATCCTGATCGCCAATATATTGACCAGGTAGCGAGGATAAAGGCGCTTCTAAATTAGTAATAAAAGTACTAAATCCTAATTCGTAACTTCCAGGACTAGGTATATTTTCAGCTGGCAAGCTATACTCAAACGACCAGGTAATATCGTAATTTGAATTAAATTTTTTACTACGCTCTATAAAAGTAAAGTATCTAGCGTCAGCAGGAAGTTTTATGTCACTAGGAAAGCCCATCAATTATATTTAATTACTCAACCCCTTATGAAAGTACAGGTATAAGAATTAGTTATGTTAAGCTTTGTTTTAAAAACTAAATAATACCCCATTTTTAAAAGTTCTTTATTTAGAATATTCATATAATCTTCATGTATGTTTACAAGTATACTTTCAGTATCCTCGTCAAAAAGAACATAGTCAGAGAACTCTTCACATAAAGAACTTCCTTTCCATACACTTGCTTCCATTTAATTATTTATTCATCGAAAGCCTTAATAATCTTTTCTATCTTTTCAATTAAAATAGCATTATTAGCGAATAAATTTGAATCTTCGAACTTAAACAGTGTATTATTAGATAAGATTTCTTTTAAAGTAGTAAAATCTTCGTAATCTAAACCTTCAACTATAATTTCTTCCATATTTTAGTTATATAGAAAAAAGATAAAAGCAACTACGACCATTCTAGGATAACTATACCTGGACCTGGAGGAGGACCATAAGGACTACCACTATGCCCTCCTTGACCACCACCTGGTGCTGGTGCATTACCAAAGTAACTAGAAGCTCCTAAGGATTCCTCTTTACCTTTACTTCGTGAAGTATCCATCATTCCATTACCTCCAGTTATAACTACTCCATTTAATACAAATGGACTATCAGTATCAATAGTACCGCCAGATGAACCTTGTGGCGCTACTTGATTTAGATTAGGGTCGTCTGTTCTATTTTGAATATCATTTACATTTATACCTCCCCCAGCTTCTACCAAGGTATTACCAGCGTTATCTCTAATAAATGTTGATGCTCCATCAGTACCTGTGCCAGCAGTAGTAGCTCCTGCTGCAACTTCAATTTTAAATATAGTTCCTGGCGTTGCTGAAAGGTTTCCTAATACTGTAGAAGCAGCTCCTCCTGGACTAGAGCCTCCTTTACCGCCTGAACCTGTTGCAGTAAATTTTATAAAATGTATACCATTTGGAACAGTAAACGAATGTTCCGTATTAGGCTGTGAGTATACCTGCATACCTGGCTCAGGTCTTTCAATTAATATACCCCCACTAAGAGGATTAAACTCTATTCCAGTTTTATTTGTACTATCTGTTTTCGAAGGGTTAAACAAAGTAGTTACTAAGTTTTTTTGTACAGTTAATGTTGGAGCTGTTATTCCGCCAATAGCTTTAATAATAAAGTTCATCCCTACCGCAGAAAGCCCTGGTGTGGATTCAGCATGAGAAGCTGTAGTAACAGGCATCAATGTACTATTAGCAGGATTTTCTGATCCATATAAAGATTTTGAAAGTAAATTAGGAACTCTAAAATGATCTGCTGTTTCGCCACCCGTATTATATGCTATACCAATAGTGGTTGAAAGTTCGGGGTAAGCTGTACTAGCATATTCAGCACCATCGCATTCTAACCAACCATATGGTACATCATTACTAGCTGAAGCAAAAGGTACTATAGTACCAACCGGTAAAACACTAGCAGTAGTAGGTGCGACACCAGTACTAATAATACTAGGTATGGCCCAGTTAAGATTACCAAATGCGTCAGATCCTAAGAATGTATTATTTGTAGGTTCTGTAGCTGGGAAATTATAATTTACAGCATTGATTTTAAGCTTTGAAGGTAGTTTTAAGTAACTATCAGCACCTACTGTCCTTTGTTGAATATTATCTATACTTACTGTAGAGCTTAAGGAGATTCTATTGGAAGATATTTCCAAAGAACTACCTAAGGAATCTTTATGATAATTACCGGCTGATAATGTACCTACTGTAACTAAGCTACCATTACTAATATTAATAGTAGTATTACCTGCGCTTAATAAATTAGCAACCGATAACCAATCTGCAGCATTAGAACCATTACCTGTTTTTACTACCTTAAAAGTATTAGTATCTGTTTCAAAAGCATAATCACCTATATCGCAAGGAGATAAATTAGTTACATCAGCATTTTCACCCTTATATTTATTACCGACTAAAAGACCACCGGAAGTAGTTCCATCCCCAACAAATAATCTATCTGTATCAGTTGTATAACCTAATTCACCCGCTTCGAGAACTATATTTTTTCTATCTGCGTCTGTACCTCTTCTTACAAGAAGCTTAATTAAAGTATTTTCTAAAATTTCGATTGACATATTATTATTTAATAGTTAAAAATTGGAATAGCAAATCTATCATACCGCTCATCGGACTCACCATTTCTAACATCACCACCGTTATCAAAAGTAATAAATCCTGCAGAACTTAATTCTATATTCGCACCAAGACTTGTAGTGCCGTTATATACTTGCCGTAATGGAAGAGGTCCTCCTGCTTGGTCTATAGTAACAGAATCAGGAGCTCCATTAAACAAGCTATTAACAGCATCTGATTCTGCCTTAATAATAAAGTTAACACCAAATCCACTTAAAATAGCGTCTGCAGAACTAGTATCACCAGTTAGAAATTTCTGTGATCCAGTAAAGTCACCAGCAACTGGTGCTAATTGTCCTGCACCATATAAGGCTGCTGGCATGCCACCACCAGTTAAATTAGGTAGACTAAAAGTATCTACCGTAGGAGCACCATATGAAGTCCCTATAACACTAAAGAGTTCGTCAGTATCACCATTAGCTTTCACTCGATTACGAGATGCACCGTTAGCTAATAAATATCCATTAGGAACGTTATTTCCAAAAGCAGCAGCATGAGGTAAAATGGTACCAACAGGTATTACACCACCATCAGTTTTTGACTTTAATGATGTACCAGTAACTACATCGAAAATAGATGTGCCAATAGTTTTAACTAATCCTTTTTCTAACGTAATAAATGGTAATTCAGTAGAACTATTTTCATTTATTGTTGCACCTTGCGTTGCTATTTCTCCATTTACTAAAGAAATGTTATCAGTATCTACGCTTCTTAAATCAGTTTGTAACTTATTTGTTGAATCTAACGAAAGACCACTACCTAAATTTACACCACCTACACCTGCAAAACTTGTAGCTGGTATAGTTGTTTCACCAACACCTTTAAATGTAAGTTTGTTATCTAAATCAAATTCAAATTGATCATGGTTTATGTCTAGCTTGATAGGTACATTATTACCTCCTACTAAGCCAGAAGAAAGAGCTGTTGTAGCTATTTCACGTTCAGTAATCGAACTGGCTACTGGTGATATTTTATTACTAGGTCCAGATAATTCTAGATATTGAGTATTTAAATTTACATTTACTACTCCACCAATCGCGGATAATAGTCCTGTACCAAAGAACTCTGATTTAAAAAACGTAGAATCAAACTGCCCTGTATCAATAGTAAGTTTATTATCACTATCAAATTTAATTAAGGTACCATCTGGAACAGTACCTATGTAGGCATAACCAGATAAAGAGTCATTATAAATAGTAGATGTGAGCATATACAATCTACTATCTGCATAACCTATATCACCAATTTGCATTCCCGGAGAGTTATTCGGTCCTAAACTTGAACTATTAGCAAATGGTCCAATATTTTTAGCGCCAACTGATCTTCCACCGAAAGTTGAACCATCTCCAACAAACAATCTTCTTGTATCTAGAGTAAATCCAATCTCACCTTGATCTAATACAATAGTTTTTCGCTGTGCATCAGATCCACGTCTTACTTTTAATTTTACTATGCTTATATTTGCCATAAATTTATGATATTCGTTTCCATACATATACCCCATACGAAGGAGGTATATTATTATGTGCTATATTATCTCCAACAGATGCTGAAACTCTCGTATTATTTACACTTTCATCTCTATCTAATATTTCAGTTGGTGAGGTAACTATAGGTACATTACTATTACGTAATAAAAAGTCACCAGCTGTTGCATCACCGATATCAACAGCACCTAACTCCAGCGCGTACTCATATGGAGTTTTAGTTAGCGTTATAGGTGAGTGCGTTCTTGATGCACCAACACTATTTGTTCTACCAATCTGTACATTGGCATCAGAAACAAATCTTGTTTCACCATTCCATATACCTATCATTTCTTTGAAATTATACTGTACGCCCCAACCAGTTACATACGCACTTCTTACAGAAGCAGAGTAGTTAGCTGCAGAACCTCTATCAAATGCAAAATCTAAAGCGTATAACCAAGGGTAAGCAAATATATCATCTCTAAATGACGTATTTCTATAATTTATTAACAGACTACTATCATACTCACCAGGAAAAGCATACACCTTAGTTCCTAAATTTAGTCTCGCCCTTTGCTGCTCAACAAAAGTTAGAGTAGAGTCAAATGTACCAACACCAGGTGCCTGAAAAGAGGTAGGAGAACCTGCAGCACTAGGTATTTGTACATCTAACGCGCCAATATTTACATCATGAGTATGTGCTGGTAGATTATTTTGCGTAAGAGTTGTTTGATATTCACCTGCTGTATCTCCATTACCACTCCTTAATCCTAGAGCTTCTTCTTCTGCACCACCAGGGCAAAATTCTCTTGTATCGCCATTTTTATCAGTTAGAGTACCTGTACCAACTAAAAACCTACCTTGTGCTACTTGCACCCACGTAGTACCAGCTATTCTATTAGTAGGATTATCTGGTGTTATAGTAAGTTGTATACTACCCACAGGGTAAAAGCTATCTAACCACTCTAGCGGTTCACGGGTAGTAAATCCTTGAGGATAAATGTAATTATTAATTAATACTCTTTCACCGCTTAATGCCAATCCAGTAGAATTTCCTTTACCATCAAATACTTTATTTAAATCTTTACCTAGCTCAGCTCCACTTAAATGTAGAAGCGAAGTATATAAATCAGATATAAATTGATTTTCTAAACTTTCAGGCATACCATTATTTATTCGTTAAACGTTAAATACTACTGTTCAATAGCACCATATATTAATCCCCCGGTTATAGAATAATTTGCACCGTCGATTATTGCCACAGCTTTACCGCCTTTACCTCCTTTTGGAAGAGGATCTTTAGTTCCTCGGAAAAATATCTGAGTCCTCCTTTGAACGCGGAGACAATCACCTCCATCGGCACCCCAACCACCACCCCCGGCAGCATTCCCCCATGGTCCATGGATCGTCCCGAATCGTTCAGTGCGGCTTCTTGTTGTTGAGCTTACTGTTTCACCAGGCTCGTTACTATCTCCTCCGTGACCTCCACCGTATATTTCGCTCTCAGGATTAACTGCTGTACCGCCTTTTGCATTTGCGGTTAGTATTCTACCACCACCTCCGCCTCCACCATGAGGATCATTTCCTTTTCGTTTATATCCTCCTGCTCCTGCACCACCAGATTCACCTCCCCCGCCACCGAAGTAAGCATCTGGATTGAAAGCGCGCGACTGTCTTCCAAAGCCAAAAAATCGCCGTAAAGTAGTCGTAATAGGTAGGTTTCTCCAGGTTCCACCATCGCCTCCAGGTTGCCCTGGTTCACCACCTTCGCCTCCTGATTCCCATGCATTTGGTTCACCGGGGTCTGCATTAAAATTAGGATATGATCCAACACCACCTCTACCTCCACCGGCGCCACCGCCTCCTCCACCGTAGTTACCGGTAGCACTACCAGCTCCACCGCCTCCACCTCCGGCAATAGCTCCTTGGTTTGTAATAGTAATTTTATCAGTAGTATTAATAAAGATAGCATCACTAGCATCCCACCCATCCCATATAAACTTTCCTGGAGGCGCGCCTATAGACCATGGTTGCTCAGGATACCTACCTGCTGCGTAAGATCCCCCATCTCCCCCTCTTCCCATAATAAACCCATTATTTATAAGTCTTAATCCTTTAGGCCAATCACCCGTAGTTAGAGCTGGTTTATCCATATCATCTGAATATATGTATACATCATTTGCAACAGTTATAACAGCCTTATCTATCCCATTCCACCCTCTATCTAAAGCCCATTCAGCTAAATTTAAATTCTCTTTATTTTCTGCTATAACTGCTCTAAAGGTTGGATTTACTTCAATAATTTGTGTACCTCCTCCTATCTCAGTATTAGGCTCATTTTCATCAAGAGGTACTCGTCTCCATGTATAAAATCCATAACTAGGTGGTATGTTATTATGCTGTAGAGTGCTGCCTTGGTTTGATGAGGTTACAGTAGTAGATCCTTTAATTTGTGAGTTTATATATAAGTTAGACACAGAAGCATTTTTTACTTCTTCATTAAGTTCCTTTAATCTATCAACGCCAGCTAAAGCTATAGATGCCTTTTCGATACCTAAAACATCTATAATAATATTACGAGCTTTAATTAAATCTACTGAACTAAGTCTCCCTGTGTGAACTCTATCACCATCTCTCGAATCGTAATCAGCTTGTTCAATAGATATACCTCCAGATTCCCATTCAACATTTACTGGCCTTGGACTATCGGTAATAAAAACCTTAGTATTGGGTATATTACTGTCTAGTAATCCTGCCCACCCTGGTCCTCCTACTTGGGTACCACCCCAGCCTCGTAAAGAATAATTACCAAATTGAGGGTTGAAATCGTCATCTGTATATCTATAACCTTCATCATGTCTTTTATTAATTAAGAAATTCCGATAGTTATCTTTCCCGTCAAATCTACCGTTAGTTTGAAAAGCTTCAATTTCATCTTGACCTAAAAGATAGGAAAAAGGGTTATTAGATATATTGGGTAGTAAACTAGCAGCTCTTGGATTGTAATTTTTCTCTTGAGTTAGATTTCTAGGATTTACGTTAGGTCCAAAGAAAAGACAAAATACATTTAAAGTACTACTTTGTTCATTAATATTACCACGAGTTGTTGTCTTTACATTAACATCATGTGTATGTGCAGGTAAATTAACCCGTCCTAGCTTATCAGTAAACGCACCATCTTTATCTCCGTTTTCTTTGCCTACAGAACCAGGAGAAAAAATCTTTTCAGTTCCTCCAACACCAACAAAAAATCTACCTGGACTCTCTAATACCCATTTTGTACCTGCTATTCTTTTAGTAGGGTCGTCGTTAGTTGTAGTTAAAATTATACTACCTATAGGGTAAAAAGCATCTAACCACTCTGTCTGGGTATTAAATCCTTTAGGATATATATAGTTATTAATCACAACTCTATCCCTACCGTCACTACTTAAAGTAAGACCTGTAGTATTACCTATACCATCATAGATTGGTTTATCATAAGGTAATTCTACATCTAAACTAGTTACAGGATGTAATAAAGAAGAATAGTAATCTGCTATTCTTAATCCTTCAAGACTTTCTCCTCTATTAGCCATAATGTTATTTAATAAGAACCTCCACTACTACCACTGCTACCACTGCTACTATTACCACCACTGGTATTTTGTCTTCTATTACGCGCATCATTAGAGGTCATGCCATGAGAGGAGTATCTAGGTCTAACAGATTCAACTACCTCTGGTACAGATTCAATTACTTCAACCTCTGTTACATTTACATCTACTATAGGAGTTAAATATGCATGCGGAGTATTAACATGCAATGGCCCTACCATGAAACCTTTATCTGGATGTACATGATAGAATCCAACATAATCTTCACCTGTATCTGTTAATACTAATTCACCACCACTTGTATATAGCTCAGTTATTACTTCTTCTACGTCCGAAATTTCCAAGTCGTCAATATCATCATCTCCATCTTGCGAAACAATAATATTAAAGACAGTTTCTTGTAATTTATAAATTTGATCAAAAACTCTTGAAACTGTATCATAATTTACTTCTTCATTATCATGAAACTCTAAATCTCTAAAATTAATATCTATACCTTCGTATGATACAAATTTTCCTAAAACCGGAATACCTTCTCTTACTTCAGCGAATGGTATTACACTAGCGTTTAAAAATACGTTGACAGTGTCTTTGATAATATTTTGCAATTCACTGTTAATTGATATACCTAAGCTTGATTCGCAACTAATAATTTTATCGTATAAATTTTTTAAATCTAAAGGAACAAAACTCTTATATAATAACTTACTTTCCTCCATTAGATATATTCTTCCAATATTATGAAGTAAATAAAATAAATTAGTACTATTTTTACCTACTAAGAAATTTAAATTATTATAATTATTGGAAGGTAACGTATTTGAATTAAATTTCTTTTGTATCTTATCAAATCTTTCTAACGTACTATCAAAAAACATATCTTCTAAATAAAGTAAGTTTTTATTAGAAGGGAAACCTGCTACGTTTTCTGGGTTAGATATAAATCTTGATGAAATTGCACCTTCATCATTAATAATAAAGATATTAGAATCGTTTCCAGAAAAGAAAATACTTACTTCATCTTGTTTTGCATTATAAACTACTTCAGGTTTATATCTTTTTAATTCTTTAGGATTAAATGGTAATACATAATCACCATCTGCAGCAGAAATCTTATCAATATCTATGTGATATATATAAAATACTTCAGCATCGAATCCATCTAAGGAAGTTAATATTAAAACAGAATCATCAGAGTCTCTTATATCAAATTCTAAAATCTCTTCTCCAGGATTGGAAGAAACAATATTATTAATTAACTCGAATGTATACTTGTTAACTAGTTTTATTTTAGGTGGTTCATTAACGTTATCAGCTAAAGCTTGTTCTAATCTTTCTTTTCCATGCTCACGACCTCTTATAGGATTACCTTCTTCATCTTCTTGTATATCTTCTATAGCTTCTATTTCAGTATATCTATAACCTAAAATATTATTTCCCAGACTTACTTTTTCGTCTATAATATTATCTTTCAAAGTAATTTGGTCTACTAACTTTAATACTCTACATGGAGCTACAAAGCTATTGTCATATAACTTTAGAATAAACGAATCTGTAGTTTTTTCTAGTGCGTATAAAGTGTCTGTATTATTATCATAACTAAATCTCTGCGCACCTTCAAAAATATCTTCTTCTAATCTAATGAGACTACCTCCAGTAGCGAATGTACCAGAAAAAGTATAAGAGGATGTCGATGTTGTAGTAAAATAATTAAAGGATTTATCATCATAGATAAAAACCATACTATCGAGAGTATCATCTAAAACATCTACTCCAGGTACTTTTTCAATAAAGCTATATGGATCAATTTGTATAGGTGCACTATTTGATTTTGATATTTTTACATCATCATTTCTTAAATCTTTCTTACCACTCGATAGCCCCAAGAAATAACTATCTTCATTTTCTATAGAATTTAAAAAGTCGAATAAATCAGGATTAGCTATAATATTCTTTGAATATATAATTAAATTATTCATATTCAAAATTTGTAAATTAGTATCAATAAAGTTTTGATCTATTACATTTCTAGGTGATATAGAAGGCTGCTTTAATATATTAGTATTTTCTACTGATACTGTTCTATCAAATTCAAATTTATTTAAAAAGCAGTTAGTTAAGAATGTATCGTTACCGCTTAATAACTTAGAAGTAGCATTAAAAGTTTTACCGGTATATGCTTTACCTTCGTGTATGGTAAATATCCCGCTATATTCATAACCACTTAAGGTAAATGAATCACCATTAGTATATTTAAAATAATCTATCATTTGTAGTCAATAAATTTTATATCGTTTATAACAGTAGTTTTAGGTAATGCATTCTTAATATTACTCATCATTATATCTCTTACTTCGTCAGCTACATCACCGCTAATATTTAAATTTTTAATATTAATATCAATAACATTACTCTTATTCTTAAGATTAGTATTAATTGAATTAAGAACATTTATTTTATCCGTTAAGTTTCTCATTCCACATGGCAACGAAATTGATAGATTTTGAATACTATCAATATTTGTACCAAAAATATAGCCTAATTCTTGATATTTTTCTAAAGGTTTTAGAGTTAAGTATAAATTGTTAATAAACAATTTATTAGTAGCATCGTTAAACAAAATTTCTCTTTTATTATCTGACCACTTTAAAAATATATCACCGAATAAAATCTTCTTAGTAAATAATTGATAAGCGTTAACTTTAAATGAGAAAATCACATTAGTGTTTAAATATAAATTACAAATTCCTTCAATCGAATTAAAAGAAAGAAATATATTATTTTTTTCAAACTTATCTAAATCAAAAATATGTGTAAAGGTATTTTTACCTAAACGCTCTTCAATAGAAATACCTTCTGTACTGTTGTCAAATAGTTTAAATTGAAATAATATTTCATCTCCCGTTTTTGTAAAGCTAAATCCTCCATTAATATCGTTACTTTCAGAGTATAAGGTAAAATCTCCTGCTTCATTTTGATAAGTAAAGCCTAAGCTAAATCCTCCATTTTCATTAATTGAATTAAAGTAATTATTTACCTTGTTGTTTACACGAGCAGTTTTACAAAAATTGGTAGGCGACTCTCTTAAAAAATCGTCCTTAGAAACTCTTACATACTTATATCTTTTTTGCGGCTCGAATGTTAAATCGCTTTTTTTATCAAAATACAATTTCTTTTTAACTGAATTTCTTAAAGTTGTATTGTCTCTTAATAATTTCTCTACGCTCTTCTCATAGGTAACATTAAAAATAGGAGAGGCAGCTAATGCTTCTTCTTTAGTAGTATAATCAGGGTAATAATATCTATCAACCCATATACCCTCTTGACCTATACCTCCAGAAAGCCAAGTGCATAGGTATGTAACATCTTTATTTACAACTGAATCGTCATCTAATCTATAAACTCTATCAGATAAATCTGGTCTTTTGAATGAAAAGGACCCACATTTTGTAAATTTAGTATCATTTATATTTAACTTATTAAACGGAGCCATAGATGATGGCGTTGTAAAGTACGTTGTACCTGGGGCTATTTGGATATCAAAATTATCATATACAAAATTTAGCGATAATGTTTCGTTACGCTCACTGTCTATGTCGGATAAAATAGATGTATATCTTCTTAAGCTTTGACTAAAGATAGTAGTTTCGGAAGTAGATAATAAATTGTTAGAAGAAGTAAATTGTTCTTGTGTATTAACTATGTTTTTTAAGTTAAGTAAATTAAAGTTTAATTTGTTGTCATTTGAAGAACTATACAGCAAATAATTAGAAGGTAGATGAAAATCGCTTTTATCATTATCAATAGTTCCTTTATTATCATATGTAATAAAACTTGTATTATAAGGTGATGGTATGGATAGATTTACTTCTTGATTAAGCTTAATAGAACTACCAGTTATAAAATATTGATTAGGTTTAGAATTTTCAGTTATTAGTTTTGCAAATAATGATCTACCATTACCTAAAATAACATACTTCCCATCAGCCTTTTGTGAAAATAAATTTATATAGCTTTCAGTTTTATATTTTAAAAGATTATATTCTAAATTTCTTCCAATCGAGGAAATTTTATTTTCTGATACAAAGAGAGTAGTTTTGTTGTTTTCAGCATCTTTAGCATCATCACTAACTACTAAAAAGTATCTAACATTATTTACAACTGTACTTACTCTACAAGTAAAATCATCTATGAAGGTTATTTCAAAATCGTTAGCATTAGCTCTGTCTATACTAAACGATGTTTTACCATAAAATTGAGAATTATCGATATCATCACCATCTTTAAAAGCACTTAATTTAGGGGTACTATAAATTAGATAATTATCACTCGAAGTAGTAAAATTAAAAGTTGTAAAAAACGAATCTGGTTTAACTTTTATTTCATTAAAAGAAGTAACGTTATCAAGAAGATACTCATCAGTGAGATAAAAATTCGTGAAGTTTAAATTTTTAAAATCTTGGATACCAGATAACGCGGATATAAAATTAATGGAAAACCCTCCATTATATGTTTGCCTGTATTGATCTAAAGTTAGATCTGCAGGGCAACAATCAGCCTCTACAGAGCTTAAAGCACTTAAACTTGATTTTAACAAACAACCCATTTTATATATTTATTCAGTATTCTCCTTATATGATTTGTTATCAAATTGAACTATATAATTGTTTTTCTTTGATAGAAGAGTTACTCTTGAACTATTATTATCATCATTTAGCAAATCAACTCCCATAATATCTAAATCTTCTACATTTTCATAATAACTTTGAGAGTTAATAATAATAGGTATACTTACACGTAAAGTTTCTCCTGTAACATAACCCACATTCATTTTAAACGTAATAGCCTTTTTCAACGCGTAAGATGAAGGGTAATATTTATGTTTGTAATTTGTACTAAATGTAACCGGAGTAGCGCCTTTTTCAATTTCTGGAAAAATTGATTCTGTTCTATAATCTCTATAAATCTTAATATCAGGATTGAATACATCCGAACCATCACCCCAGTTTATTGTAACATAAGCAGGAAAAATCTCAGTATAAATATTAGATATATCTAATGTTACTTCAGTAAAATCAAACAAATCTATCTGATTTAAGGTTTTTTGTGCATTCATTTCTTCTTTAGTAGAAGATATAGATAAGGTAAAAGTATTCATAGAATTAAAGCTGCTGATGAAAGAGGTAGTTTAGAGGTTGATAATGTTGGTGTTAAAGAAGATAAAACAAAGAATGCATTACTTAGATTAGTTTCACCATTAGTAGTAAAGCTATCTGTAAATCTACTATTATTACTACTAAAGCTAGAAGTATGTAAGAAATTAATACTGTCTTTATATTCAAAAAGGTAGTTTACAAGCAACGGACCCTTATTAAGATCTTTAATTAAAACAGCTAAATTAAATTGCTCGTTATCGCTATTATAAGTTAATAGAGGTTTACCACTTTCTATATATACAGAATCAAAGGTAGATAAACTAAACAGGCAACTATTAGCATTATTGCCTGTAGTAGGAAATATTTGCTCTGTTTTATCGTCAGTAAAATTATATTTAAATATAGTAGGATATAATCTAATATCTTTAAAAGTGAGTTGTTCCATTTGCAGTCTACAGTAATAAACATCACTACCCACTTTTAATCTATTGCTTACTTTATCAAAGAAATTAGTATTAATGTTTAATGTGCTTGTAAACGTATTAGGCGAAACAAATTTATTGTCTGTATATGAAGTTTTTTCTGTAACCAAAAATGAACTAGTTTCTATAAACAGAGTATCATAAAATATATCAAAATTTACTACTTTATTCGACAACTCATGGCAAATAGTAGTGTTATATTTACCAGAAAGATAATCTAGAGTTTGTGTTAACTCCTTTACTGATGGAGTAGCTGACTCTTCATTAATATTTTTTACATATATTTTACCTGTATGGGTTTTTCTATCAAAAGTAGATATATCAGCTGTAGTAACGGTATCAAAATCAGTTACGTTAGTTGAATCCACTGTATCATTATATAAAAATCCTTCTTCGCCTTGAGTATAGTTAAAAATAATGTTGTCAGTAAATTTCGCTCCATCGTAATTTTTAACTCCATTACCGCCAGATAATCTTACATTATAAGTAAAGTTGCCTGAGAGACCTTTATAAAGAGCTACACCAGGTTTATATGGGGTACCTGGACCGGTATCATCGCTCAAAGCTCTTACTACCGTTGTAGCCCCATCATAATAACCTATACCTGCTTCAACTAACTCCGAAAAATAAAATTGATCTTCACTTTCACTAAACGCGCTCAACCCTGATCTAATAGGATCAGCTAACGTTTCAGTATCTGAAAATCTAAAGTATGCTCCTTCCTTTACATCAGCATCAAATGTAATCGATTCAGGTCTCGTATAATCAACATTAAGATAATTAGAAGGCTGAATTAATTCTTCATAAGGAGCAAAAAATCTTCCAAATATATAATAAGAAGATAATGGCAAATCAGGAGACTGATCACCTGGAGCATTAAACCCGTTAGTAAAACTTGATAATCCTGATCTTATAGTTTCAGTAAACGTAGTACTATCAGTTACATCATAATCAAAGTCATATCCCTCATTATATAAATCATCAAAAAAAGTATAGCCATTTAAAACTAAATTTTTAATATGATTAGGTATTTCAAATTCTAAGTTGCTTCTATAATAGTTATTATCTTTTACGAGTCCAAAGATGTTACCGAAAATATCTTTTTTACCATCATCAATATACCCTTGGTCGTACAAATAAGATAAATCAGTATTTAAATTTCTTTCTTTACTTATTTCTGAGGAATATCCTATGAATGTAGTACTTTCTTTATCAGGGTTAGGTTGATTTATAGCTATACCTTTACTTCTGTTATTAATAGAAGTAGAAGTATCTACTATAAAGGTTAGTATAGAATCATTGTTAGTATATAGATTAGGATCTGGAAAGATATAAAACTGATTGGGCTTATATTCTGATTTCTTATAAAAATCTATTTTCTTGCCTTGTATAGTAGCTATAGCTGTATTACTCGGTTTAAAGAATCCTAAATCTCTCTCACTTATAACTTGATCAGAAAAAACTGAAGCAGTTGAGGGATAATCTTGATTAAGAAAATTAGCATAAGGTTTTTCTGATTTGAATAGGAGACCTATATCTGAATTACCATTACTATCAGTAGATAAAAAATAAAAATCTGAACCTATAAATTTTTCTGTCTGTCTCTTTTTTGAGCTTAAAACTTGATCTAACTCTTTTAAGTTAGACAATTCATTATTAACAGAAGAAAAAAGTTGATCAATTAAATCACTTTCAAGATCTTTAAATAAATTACTTCCTTTAGGTATAACTCCAGGCTCATACTCTTTATAATTAGCTCCATACTCTTTAGCATCGGGTTCCCTGTTAAAATATTGAGCAAAATTATCATAGTACTCTGTTAATGATACTGAAAGATTAGTTTTAATATCTTGTATGTTATAATCAATATTACTTGTATCTCTATTCTCTAGGAAGTCTATAATTAAATCCTTTGAAGCCTGTTCAACACCTATACTACTTCCTTTAACCTTGCTTCTTGTAAGAGAGTAATGTAAATCATTTCTTTTCTTTTTGTAATAAGATACAATATTTCTTATCTTTTTACTAAAAAACGACATCGCGATTTGCATGTCGTACTTATCATCAAAATCTAACTGGGTTAAAAACTTCTTTTCAGCATTAGAAGAAAAGTTTAACGTTATATCTTTTAAGAAATCTCTATACCTATCTAAAATTAAATCTTGATTACTTACTCCTAGTGATGTGTTTCTAGTATTCCATTCATTGAGATAATTATTATAGAAAGCTGTTAAAGTTTCAGGCTTATAACTTTCACTTACCGTTTCAATAAACTGTAAGAACGTATATGGAGTAAATTTATCTAATGCTTCATCACTATTTACATTAGGATTAGTTATAGATTGGTTTACATTTGGAAACCCTGTAGTAATGTTATCCATTAAACATATTTATCCTTAAAACAGGGATAGACTACTAAATAAGGAGTTTCGAATGTTAATATCAAAGATATTATCATCTCCCTCTAAGTTACTCAATGGTTCATTAAAACTAACAGTAGTTAAACCGTTATCGTAGTCTATTAATCCGTTAAATATAGTATTATCCGTAACAGCAGAGAGTGAAAAGAAATCATAAAAAACATTAACAGTATCTATTGTATATTCTGTAGGCAATATTAATCCCCATCCCCAGTTATCTCCACCACTTAAAGATGCATTAAATGATTGATTACTGTAATCACTTAACATATACGTATTAGTATTTTTAGCACCAACGCCTGTATTAAGACCACTTAAAGCGCTTAATGGTTGAAAGGTGTTTAAACGTAAATATGTATTACTATACTTTTCGTAAGCTACAAGATCGTTTCCTGCTGTAATTTCATATGTTAAAGAATTTATTTCTGGTCCTAGATTTTTACCATGTATCTCTTTTGTGGTAGTACCCATTGGATCATAGTTTTCATCAAATTTATTTCTACTTCCTCTAAATTTATTATAACTTAAACTTAAAGTATCGATAAATCTTTTGACTTGTTCCGGCTCCTGTGCAGCTGCTCTATCAAAAACTATTCCACTATTATCAGTTAAGGATGCTAAACTTATTAACGAGTTAACATCACATATATCAATATCTGCATTATTTGATACAAAGTTAAAAACTCTCTCATACAGTTTTTTACCAAGTAAATCGTATCTACTACTAACATTACCAAAAATAGTACCTACAAAATCATCAAAAAAGATGTTCTTATCTAACAGGATTTCCTGAAATCTTAAATCTTTTATATTTTCCTGAAAGTCAAAATTTTCGTTATGCTTGTAAAAATTATAGAAATCTTTAGGATACGCGGTTAGAGTTACTAGACCGTTAACAGTAGAAAGTAACGAGCCAACAGTATTAAATGCGTATTGATTTCTCGCACTTAAAGTTAATCTTGTTGCTGATGCTGATAAATTATCATTAAAAGTTAGAGCCCCTCTAAACCAAAAATCAGTATTAATAGAAGAAAGGGTGTTAGCTAAATTAGTAATAGTATAATACGAAGGTGGTACTATGTTACTTCCAGTAAATACATTACTTGCTGCTCCTGATAAAACTATGAAGGTAGGGTTACCAGCTGATAAAGCTTTCATAGTAAAATTATCGTTATTAACAGGTGTCATTATAAAAGGAATATCTAACCCTTTATATTGTGTTTGACTTATTGAAAACGGCTCCTGTTCTATACCCTCTCCGTTTATACCGTTTGAGCTGAACTTTATAGCACTTAAAGTTTGACCTGAAGTTGGACTTATAAAAGAAGATAATGTAAAATCAAAGTTATTAGTATAATTATTATTCTTGTATCCCTTTAAGCTATTAGAAAAAATATTTTCCCTATCTTTAAAGAATGATATATTTATTGGAGATGCTTGATCATCTGCCTTTACATAAATCTCTTTAGTTCCGGAACTTCCTACGTATACGCTTGATAAGCTTGTACTTAAGCCAGGTACTAAAGCACCATCAGTAGTAAGTCTAGCATATAGATCTACTGACGAAAGTGATATATTATCAATCTCTACAAATTCAAAACTAGAAAGAGTTGGTAAGTAGTTTCTTTCATAGATAGAAAAATATTTCTTTAAACTGTTAAATTTATTTTTGGATAAATTAAAGTAATTTTTATGATCACAACCTGAAATGCTATAGTATAAATCTTGAAAATCTTGATAAAATGGAGTTTGTGAAGTTACTGTAATAGGACCAGATATTTCACCAGCTGATAAAATTAAAGCTGGTTTAGAAGCAGCTATATCTCCTGGAGGCATACTTAGAGAAAAAGTATTAGTAATATAGTCTTTAATATGTATTGAATCACTATACGAAGCTAACACTGAGTTATTTTTACAATCGCGTATAACCATCCTAACTGTATACTCACCAGGATATTGATATACATGTGTGCTACTAATATTATTACCAAAAGTACCATCTCCAAAATCAAAAGTAACCTTTTGATCATTTAAAGGTATCTCTCTACTATTGTCTTCTGGTATTCTCGCCTTAAAAGTAAGAGGTGTTATATCAAGATTATAAGATGAAAGTTTAGCTTCACCTTTATAATCTATGACATCAAAAATAGCATAGTCTGTTTTAATATTACTCATCTACAACTTTAATTCTATTCGTTAATGAAAGTGGTGAATATAAGTATGGGAATTTAAAAAACGGTAAAGTAATATCTTGATTAACTAGAGATATATCACTTGTCTCATATACTGGATTAAAGGATAAAAACGAAACAGTATCTATGCTTGCTCCTGTTGATTCGTTTTTAGTGTATATGCGCTTAACACCTTCTAATGATAAAATGTCATTAGTTAATTTATTAAAGCTTTGTTGTTGACCAAGTTCATTTTTAGAAGGGTCAAAAAAGGATCTAATTAATGAAGCAGTTCTTTCACTTAAGGTATCTTTGTTAATTTTGTTATTAATTTCTCTTACTACATATAATGAGGTGTTATCTAATATATCTAAATTTAAATTAGATGAATTAGTAAAGCCAAGACCATATGCCATGTAAATAGGGTCTCTAGGTACAACAGTATTAGAAACCATTTTTCTATCTCTACAAGTATCTACTATTAAGTTTTTGAAGGACTCAGATAAATACGGCGGAAAGAATTTATCTTCAGTTACTTTAAAGTTAGGGGTGCAAAATATATTAACGTTATTAAAATCGCATGAATCAGCAAAATTTATTTGATTAATTAAAACTCTATTTACTTTATTAGGGTCAACACATATATCATAAAAATACTGAATATACTCATTTATGTATGAGTCGTTATCTACTACAGATATACTATTAATAACATTAGCTAGATTTTTTCCTAAAAATGATTCGTAGTCACTTTGATTTACTAATCTCAATTGCGCTGAAAAAGCTTTTGGTGCATTTTTTCTTATTTCTTCTACTGTTTCTTCATCTGACAATGAAGTAGAATTTTGTGGATTATTTATTGTTAATAAAGAGCTATTTGTTATATCAATAAAAGTAGTTTCATCTTTATTAGCAAATGTATCGTTAAAAACTTGTCTCTGTCTTAGAGAATCATAAGTAAAAAGTTTATTACCATTAATTACATTCTTACTAATAATACCTTCTGTGTTATCAGATAAAATATAATTAACTGATACTACATCCCCTTCATCTAATTTACGTCCGAAAACTCCACTACCAAATTTTATTTCATAAAAGCCATTTTCATTTAACCGTTTTTCATACACCCTATCTGTAGAATTAGATAGATATAAGCTATCAATCTCTTTGTATAAGTAATATGTTCCATCGTTAACCTCTTTTACATACACGTCAATAGTATTATCAGCTATAAATTTTTCTGCATTACTATCAATAATATTTTTTACTACAATAGGCAGTAATTCAAATTCTTCTCCTTGTGCCGAATAATCAGGATATTCTTTTATAGTGCCTTGGTAAAGGATAACAGTATCGTTTAAACTTTTTAATACTTCACTTCCAGTAACTGTCTTGTTAAAAGAATAATCATCAATGAAGTTGTATTGAATACCATCTGCTAAAAAATATGAATTTTTCTTAATCGTATAGCTGCCTATGGCCATGTCAGCAGACCCTACTGCGTTAATAGGTACTATTGAAGTTTGTTTACCTGAAGGCTTATAACCTATCAGCTTAACAATCTTATTCATATTTTCGTAAATAGATGCTTGATCAAAATTAACCTCTGAAGCATTTTGATTTAAATAGAATAGTAGAACATGATAAGAGTAAGCTATGATATCTATAACTGCTGCTAAGTTACTTCCATCATAATTTTGATCTGTAAACTTTTCATTAGTGTTTAATCTATTTACTATATAGTCTTTTAAACTTACTGCATCAAAAGCCACATAAGCATTTTGAGGTAAGCTAAAATCTAAAAATTCGTTATCGTTGTTATTAGGAGTAGCCATAATTAAAATATAATATATCCGTTGTTATTTAATGACGATCTTAATGATAAACCATATACATCTAGGGAAGGAATATCAATTTGCATGGTTATTCTATATTCATTTTCATCTGCATTAGGTATAACTACAACTTTTTGTATAGTTACTCTAGGTTCCATTTGAGGTAACCTATTTTTTATATCGTCCTTTATTGCAAAGGCACCAAAATCTGAAATAGGTTCGAACAGATACCTTCTTAAATCTAATCCAAACTCCGGAGATAAAATCTTTTCTCCTGGAGCAGTTAAAAATATATTAGTAATACTATTACGTATAGCATTTTCATCAAACTGACCCTGCACGTCTTTTAGCACAGAGCTTCTATTTAACTGTTTATTATAATAGACAGAGGGATCTAAATCTAAAAACAAATCTTTATAAAGATATCCTTTATTTAACGATGCTCCATTAAGATTATTGGTTGAAATATCTGTTAATTTGATCAAAGCCATTTATTATATTTAATGTTGCATATGCTTATTAAGGAACTATAATATAATTAGATATGAAGATTACTGGAAAACTTATTACTGAAGTTGATGTTGATCATAAAGATCTAGCTAAAGCTCTTAAACGCGCTATTTTTGTAGAGCTTGATCTGCCTCGTTATAATAAGGTTCATCACGACGGTATTTCTTTTATTGAAACAGTTGATGCACATACTTCTCATAGATTTGAATATGAAAGACCGGTAAAGCCTGCTTGTAAAGATGAGATTGAAGTGTTTGAAGCATATAATACTATAAAAGAATTTTTATATAACGTGTGATTATTTGCAAGTTGGCATAAATAATCATATGGCCGATAAAAAGTTTGTAAGTTTGCA